GGGCGTGATAACGTTCACGGTTGACGAAGGGTTTTTCACCCTTTGTTCGCCAGCATCAAACTTATCCACTTTAATGTTATTCGAACCCCGGCCAAATGCCGAAACCTAAAACCTACGAAAATCTTTTTGGATTTTTATAAACACTAAAATAATAAATAAACACACTGTTTTTACTCCTATGGTAGAACCACTTAAGCAGGGCATACACCCATACCTAGCTCATACACAAATAAAACAAACATAATAACATAACACTATACTACTAAATATTATAACGTTAACTAAAATAGCACATTAATTAAACATTTAACTAACTACTATCAACACACCTCACTAAACAGTAAATTAAGACCAAAATCTACATCATCTCTAAACAGTCTTTTTGGTGTGTTCAACCGTTTCTCCTTTAAAGGATTATCGGTTTTGCACTTTTGTAAATGCTTCATGCCACAACAGAAGATAAAAAGAATTTTTGTAAGTGCTTCTTTTCACACTAAACCGTATGGAGCGGTTCCCCCTGTCCGTAAAGCAGACAACTCTTAAATCGATTCAAATCAAGGATTAGGTGGAGGTGTGGGAGCCGCACCGGACCCAGAACTTCCAGAAGTTGGAGGAGCTGAGCCGGAAGAACCTCCCGCTGGAGCTCCACTTGGGGCAGAACCAGAACCCCCCCATTTCACGTTCATGTCCTTCTCAAACTTCCTACGGTAAGTTGGTCTCAGACTTAAACCTTCCAAATAAGCAAGAGCTTTGTGGAAGGCAGTGGACGCATCATCAAACTTAGCATAAGAAAAAGTGTCTTCCTGAAAAGCACTGTCACTCTCGCGAGGCGGTTTCACAGTAGCTAAACCGACTGGAGTCGCTGCAGAAGAAGACGCAGATTGCGAAATTTGCGTCGGCGTAACTGAAACCAGACCAGAAACAGCATTCTTCTCGTCTGCGCGTCTTTTAAAACCAGAAGCAGATTGAATCTGAGCTACGGCAATCACAGCCTCCTTAGAGAGAACTGAGTACAAACTTTTATCAGGAAACCTCTTGAAGGCCGAATAAGGACAATTCGTTTTCAAATCACTAAGCACCCCGGGAATTTTGTCTCTGTCAGCTTGCAACGCGAACTTAATCGCTCTCAACCTAGTAGTAACATCTTTCCAATTCTCAACCTCGACCCACGGAGAGAAGGTAAGGTCAGAAGCTTTCGTATCGAATTCGTCGTCGTACATTGCCATTTTGCGCAGGTGATTGCAGCAACCGGTGGATCAGCAAGGCAAAATCTTATAATAATGATATTTAAAATCGCACAATCAGTATAATTATGCATCCATTACACAAAAGTGTGATGGCTTACAACAAGAAACTTGTTGAACCAGAGAAATCGTGGTTGATTTCACATGCGCTCCGATAAGACGGGCATTTTTTAACCAGAGCGTTCGGCAAGCCACACCTCACGTTCCTTGTTTTCAAAGTAAAATATGTACAAATCTAACTCTATTTTAACCAGAGCGTTCGGCAGGCCATACCTCACGTTCCTTGTTTTCAAAGTAAAATATGTACAAATCTAACTCTAAAACTTCTAGGAAAACCGGCCTAGAAACCGGATAAACATGTTGAAGTTAAGCTCAAGTCATCCATCCTCAAGACGCCAGAAGTCAGCGGGGTCCCCCGAAGACATTCTGAAAATTTTAAAACTTCTAGGAAAAACGGCCTAGAAACTGGATAAACATGTTGAAGTTAAGCTCAAGTCATCCATCCTCAACACGCCAGAAGTCAGCGGGGTCCCCCGAAGACATTCTGAAAATTTT